AGCAAGAACTACTTAACCGAAAGCCTGTAAGTACGATTGAAGGAGTGATCCGACAGACAACCGACAACCCAATAAACCAATGACAATGCTAGGCTTAGGATGTTTTCTAATCTGTGGAATTTTATTCCTGGCTTGGCTATACGATATGCTATGAAAGAACTATTACTTGATCCAATAGATCAGATAGAGGAGCTTATGTTCCATCTATTTAACAACGATATGAACCGAGAGCTTGACGGGGAGTTCCTAGACCTTTACCTGTCCTTACAGCTTTATAAAGAACACCTTGAAAAACTGGAGGAATGATAAGCTATGTATACAGGATTAAATAAAGGTTGTTTACCGCAGAAATTATTACAGGTTAATGGTGACTTCAAACCAGGAGATAAACACCCTAATGAAACTGCTTTAGTTTTTATGGGTTTTGAAAGTCGTAAAAGTTATCCTCAAAGATGGGGAACACAAGAGCAATTCGATAATAACAGAGCTAAACAGGCTGAAAAAATTAAGAAGAAAAGGAGATCTGCGGGTGTAAAACCTAAGTATTGGAATCAAACTGATTATTCTACGACTTTCAAATCAGGTGATCCTCATCCAACTATTCAAGGTTTAATTTTTCATTGTTACACTAAACTGTCTAAGATTAATAATGTAAAAAGAGAAAGTTGGTTTACTGAAGAACAATTTAAGCGAAGGGAAATACAAAGGAAGTCAGCCCGTAAGAGGCAAGATCAAAAGGATAAAAAAAGGGAGTGGCGGTTGAATAACTTAGACAAAGAGAGGGAGTACCGAAAGAGAAGTACAAATAAAAGCAGAAATGACCCTCAGTTTAAGATTCTAAAATCTTTACACTCTCGTTTGTATACAGCAGTCAAGAATCAAGGTGCTAAAAAGAGTGCTCGTACTTTAGAATTAGCAGATTGTACAACAAAGTTTCTGTGTAATCACTTAGAGTCTCAGTTCACCGAGGGTATGACATGGGATAACATGGGCAGAGGTGGTTGGCATATTGATCACATCATTCCGTGTGCATTCTTTGACCTTACCAAACCGAGTCATCAAAAGGTATGTTTTAACTGGCAGAATCTTCAGCCGTTATGGGAGAAAGATAACTGTGCAAAAGGTGATAAGATTCCGTGGTATGTTTTGTTGACAATCTTAATGAACAACTACAAAACCATAACCCTATGAACGGAGTAAACTACGACAACTGGCTGAACAGCAATAACCCATATGATTTACAAGATGAAGAAGAGAGAGAAAGAGAGTGGCTTTTGGAAGAGATTAAAGAGTTTGAAGGTGATGAAGAAGAGATCGAACATTGGCTCAGGTGGAACGGGTACGATGATCCGAGAAAGAGTTGACCTGTTTTGGGAGGCTGAAGCTGACATACTGAGAGATGAACACCGAAGATTATTACGAGATCGAGTGGAATGATGTACCTGTTGTACCGATTGACCACAAGGCTTTGAACGATGGCTTTCGTTACTTTTGGAACAACAATCAAATAACCGGATTCAAGCGGGACGCTAACGGAGAATATGTCCGTGATGAGAACGGTAATCTTATTGCTTATCGTACATCGAAACAGCGGGTGATGAACACAGGTTGGTTTAATTTCAAGAACGAGAACAACTATGAGTAGCCATGTAGCACGGATGCGTGAGTGGGGACGGGTAGCGTATCGTAACCGACAAGCAAAGCTCAGACAAGACGGAGAGAGTAGTCACACAGCATCGTGCAAGCGTATGTTACAGAGTATGTGTCCGAAGTTAGGGGACAGAGTGAAGCACATCATCGACCAGTTCACCAGTCCAGGGTACACAACACCACTTTACCTGACCTTTGTAATGGACATGTGTCCGTATGAGATAGCTGTTATCGCTTTGCGTACCTTTCTTAACAACTTAGACAACCACTTAGCTGTTGGCAAGATGGGGCATCGTATCGGTAAAGCATTTGAGAATGAAGCTAGATGGAAGTATGCACTGGAGAACCTGAGTCACAACAAGCAAGACTTGTTAGCTATACCTGACCGTAGTAAACAAAGTAAGATCAAGCAGTTTTATAAGTACGAAGACACACGGTTTGAACTGTGGGATCACAGGAACAAGGTAAGTTTAGGGTGTTGGTTGTTGGAAGAGATCAGATGTTGTACTGGTTTATTTGAAATAGGATTCCGTGAAGGTAAAAGTAATTTAAAAATACCTGAACGCTTTGTGTTACCTACTAGACAGTTTAAGGATTGGATACATCGGTTTGATAAGTGGAAGGAAGCGGGGCAAGTGTTTAAGATGGCATTACCTGACCGACCCGTTGATTGGCACGAGTTGATAGGTGGTGGATATGATATTGAACAGTTACCTGCACAGAAGTTTTTTACTGGTAAACCTGTTGAATGGTTTGAAGGGAATAACTACGACCATGTGATGAGTGCTGTTAACCGATTACAACAGGTGGAGTGGCAGGTTAATAAGGACATGTTAGATATTACTCTAAAGTGTTGGGAAAACAAAAGGGTAGTAGGAAACATTCCACAATTTGGAGAGATACCTGAGCAACCGTACTATACAGGTGGTGATGAGCATGAGCTAAGTGTGTGGAAGTTAAAGCAGAAAGATATAAAGACTACCAACGCTAGTAACAGCTCAAAAAGATTCCAAGCTTGTCGCATACTACACCTAGCTAAGATGTACAGTAAGTGGGAAAAGATATACTTTCCGTATCGTTGTGATTACAGGGGCAGAGTGTACGCTATTCCGTACTACTTACATCCACAGGGTTCTGATTTAGCTAAGAGTTTGTTAGACTTCAAGAACGGTCAGCAAGTGGTGGATGAAGAGGACTTGGAAGCTGTACTGGTACACGGTGCTAACATGTGGGGAGTAAAAGGTACACGAGAGGAGAGACTTGAGTGGGTAGGTAAACGACAGAACTTTATATTGGAAGCAGCGAATGATCCACACGGTACTGATTGGTGGACAGATGCATCCGATCCGTTCTGTTTCCTGCGGTTCTGTTTAGAGTTTAAGAAGTTCAGGGAGGAGGGATACGGATATGTTAGCTACTTACCTGTGCGTCAGGACTGTTCTAATAATGGTATGCAGATACTATCGTTGTTATTACGAGATAAGAATACCGGACGGATGTGCAACCTGGTGGAGGAAGATAAAGCGAATGACATGTACCAGTATGTAGCAGATCGTATCTATGATGAGCTGAAGAAAGACGGTAGTGTTGTAGCTAAGACTTGGATGCAGTACGGTATCAAAAGAAAGATTGCTAAGATGGCAGTGATGAACAGACCATACGGTGCTACCAGTTATAACTTAGTACAAGATTTATTTAAGAGTATAGGTATTAATCATCCGTGGAGTAGCACAGGTGAGATGTTAACTGCTGTTATTTGGATCAGTAATATAATAAACAAGATAGCAGGTGAAGTTTGTAAACCTGTTAACAAGGTGATGAAGTATCTGCGTGAAACTATTCGATGCTTACCTTACGAGAACGGTATCACTTGGACAACACCTACAGGATTCAAAGTTAAGCAGAGCTTTCGTAAGTATAAGAAGTTAAATATAGAATCTGTATTTGATAACACCACTGTATATATAAACACCTACGCTGAGACAGATGACATAGATACCAAGCACCACGGCAACGCAGTGACTGCTAACTTTATCCACAGCTTAGACGCATGTATCGTACACCAAGTAGCTAATGAGGTTGACTTTGACTTGGCTACAATCCATGACTGTTTCGTGACACACGCTTGTAATGTACGAAAATGTAATACGATTGTACGACAGATGTACACGAAGACTTTTTCTGTTGATCTCCTGACCGAGTTCAGAATGGAGCAAATCAACAACCATCCGACCGCAGAACTTCCATCCGTGCCTGAACTTGGAGACCTAGATGTCTCCGCAGTAAATCGAATGAAGTATCTGCTGTCTTAACACCGATAATAAATAATAGATATGGCACTGAAAGCTAGAAAGAAACACGAGATTATAAAAGTAAAAGGCGTGGCTAAGTACTGTCACCTTAACGAACCAAACAAAAAGTTTGATCCGGAGTTTGGCGTGTACAGTTGTGATCTCATCATTAACAAAGAACAAGCAGACGCTATCAAACAAAAGCTTCGTCCGTTGTACGAGGAAGAGTTGCGTGAAGTACAGGAACAACATCCAGGTAAGGGTATCACACAGCGTGAGTTTCCTATTGATGAAGTGGACGGTGGATACCTGATCAAAGCAAAGCTAAAAGCCGGAGGAAGAAAGATGGATGGTGGTGCTTATCACTTGTCTATTGCTCTGTATGATTCCGCTGGTAAACACCTTGATCCTGAAGTAAAAGTATATGGAGGTAGCACAGTTAATGTAGCGTTCCGTCCTAAGTTCTGGTACACAGCATCGATGGGATTCGGAGTATCGTTTGAGTTGCAAGCAGTACAAGTCCTTAAACTTGGAGAAGGTGGAGTATCCAGTATCGCAGCATCTGCGTTCGGATTCACTACTGAAGAAGAAGGATTTGTTAATGGCGGTGAAAACTTAGAGGGTGGATTCGATGCGGAAGAAACGGAAGAAGAAATCCTGTCGTCGAACTTCTAATTACAGATCAGGCTTCGAAGAAAAGTTAGCATCACAGCTTAGGCGTGGTGGTGTCAGCTTTCAGTACGAGACTTTGAAGTTGGAGTATACTAAGACTGCAACCTACACACCTGACTTTATCGTTGGTGATATTATCATCGAAGCTAAAGGAGTATGGACAGTAGAAGATCGCAAGAAACATTTGTTGGTACGAGAGCAACATCCACATCTAGATATTAGATTGGTGTTTCAGAATGCGAGAAACAAAATCCGTAAAGGAAGCGACACCACCTACGCAGCTTGGTGCGAAAAGAAAGGAATAAAATATGCACACCAAACAATACCTAAGTCATGGCTTTCATCAAAACACACCATGACTGTCCCGACTGCGGAGCAAGTGATGCCTGTTCCACCAACGACGACGGGAGTACACACTGCTTCTCATGTAATGAACACAGAGGTAGACATGGAGGGAATGC